GAAACAACTGGAGTGAAACCCACTAATGAGAAGTAAATCAATGATGGGAGTACAAACTGTTATCCCATTTAAATCAAAAAAGACACGTCAAGGTACGGGTCTGCATAGTAAACCACGAAAGGGTAAAAAGAAATATAGAGGCCAAGGTAAATGAAGTTATTTGTTGACGCAGATTACATTGTTTACAAAGCTTGTGCCGGTGCAGAGTCTGATCTAGACTTTGGTGATGATGTAATTGTAGTTGTCAGCAAATTCAGTGAAGCATACGCAGCAGTTAAACGTGAACTAAATAAGATTAAAAATAAGTTCATGTGGGATGTACCAGAAGTTGTCTTGTTCTTTAGTGATAGTACTAACTTTCGTAAAGAGATCATGCCAGCTTACAAAGGACATCGTAATCGTAAGAAACCATGTGGATACAAACGTGTTATCAATGCTCTCAAAGATGAGTATGAAGTAGTAATACTACCGACTCTTGAAGCAGATGATAGTATGGGCATCTACGCTACTAAATATCCTGGTAACATTATCGTAAGTCCTGACAAGGACATGCGACAGATACCTGGAACGCTCTACACCATGGATGAAACCGTGAATGTGGAGGAAGCAGAGGGACAACGCTGGCACCTCATACAGGCGCTTGCAGGGGACCAGACAGACGGTTACAGTGGTGTACCTGGTATTGGAATCAAACGAGCAGTTGCTTTGTTTGAAGAAAAAGGCTACACTTGGAAAGCAGTTGTGGATGCTTTTGCTGAGAAGGATCTTGGTGAAGACATTGCACTGCAAAACGCAAGACTTGCAAAGATCCTTACTAACGATGATTATGACTGGAGAGCAAAACAGCCCATCCTTTTTACCCCCTCCTCCGATTATAGAGTTGACAGTGGAACAGGACTTCAAGATAAGAAGGCTTGAAGACTTACTACCTAAAGCTGATAAAAAAGATATTATTACATTGTTCATGGCGTTACAACGTCAAAACTTTGCCTTAGCTAACACCGTATCCAACCTAGTTAAACAATGGCCCAATCACCTGAACACTACGGAAACAACTGGAAAGTCGGAGACTTCATAGTTGATCAAAACCTCAGTTTCTTTCAAGCCTGCGCTGTTAAATACATTTGCCGTTGTGAATACAAAGGCGACAAAAGAAAAGACCTAGCCAAAGCAATCCACTACCTACAGCATGAACTCGACAAAACACAATCAGACTGGGACGACTCTATTAGATCAAGCAAAAGAGTTTCGGGACGCTTACTCGGTGGTCAATTCACCGAATGGGACACTGATCCAGAAATGTTTGATCGATGAAGAATGGTCAGAGTTTCACGAAGCCTTTCATTTAAAAGATAAACACGAACAATTAAAAGAGCTTTGTGATCTTGTCTATGTGTGTTATCAGTTTGCTGCTAATGAAGGCTGGGATCTAGATGAAGCTATGGATCGTGTTCATAAATCAAACATGTCCAAACTAGATGAAAATGGACAACCTATTTACCGCCAAGACGGTAAGGTCTTAAAGGGACCAAATTACAAACCTCCAAACCTAACTGATCTACTCAATGACTAATCTAATCTCCCGCACAGGGCGGGTACAATCATGGATTGATGATCCTACACATCGCCTACCAGTCAGCTGCACAGTATTTGTAGTTGAAAATCAAATGGAAGGACCAAATGGTATCGAAGCAAGCTGGAGGTTTGCCAGCCATGCTCTTAGGTATGGTGCAGGTTGTGCTATCCATCTTTCTAAACTTGATCCTAAAGGTTACATAAGAAAGTCAGGAGTTACTGCTTCTGGTCCTGTAAGTTTCGGTAAAATTTATTCTTCTTTAAATGAAATACTTAGACGTGGAGGGATCTACAAAAACGGTGCGATTGTTCTTCACCTTGACTTATCCCATCCTGATGCTAGGGAGTTTATCAATGCTAATAGATCCGAACTTCCTTGGGTTAAACGATGCATCAACATCACCGAAGAATGGTGGAAGGATTGTACGTTCAAGGAAGAACTACTATATGGAATCAAATCAGGTGACATCTGGCTCAACAAAGTAAAATATGACAATGAAGGAAACCGCATCAGAGGTAACGTCTGTCTCGAAGTATACCTGCCATCACGAGGCACCTGTTTACTACAGCATATCAATCTTGGAGCCTGTGAGTTCGACGACATCCCACGAGCATTTGTTGAAGGTATGTCCGAATTGTGCAGCCTACATAGTAGGACAGCTGTCGGAGATTCTGGAGAATACCTCCCGCCTGAAATTGATAGACAGGTGGGACTCGGAATGCTTGGCCTCGCAAATCTCCTACGGAGGTACGGAGTAACTTACGAGCAATTTAGTAGAGCATTAGATCAATATAACAATGGTGAAATCATCCGCTCTGCATCTTATGAACTTGTCTCTCAAATTGCTTCAGGAATTGACCAAGCAGCCGCAATCGCTCGCGAGCATAATATGGTTCGAGCCTTTGCTATCGCTCCAACCGCCAGTTGCAGTTATCGAAGCGTGGATCTGGATGGCTATACTTGCACACCAGAAATCGCTCCACCTATCTCGCAGACAGTCGATCGCGACTCAGGTACTTTCGGAGTACAAACTTACAACTATGGTGACGTAGAGATCGCCTCTAAGGTAGGCTGGGAGGCTTACAAACGTGTTGCTGATGGCATCATGACTCTACTAAACCGCACAGGGCTTCTTCACGGTTATAGCTTCAACTCATGGAGTGATATGGTGACCTACGACAATGCGTTCGTGGAAGAGTGGCTACGGTCCCCGCAAACAAGCCTCTATTATTCACTTCAAGTTATGAGTGATACACAAGATAAATCAGACGCATATGCTGCACTAGATGCAGAAGATGTAGAGAATTATTTGGAGGACATTTTAAATGAAGAACTTACATGTGACTGTCAAGAATGAACCCTTACGAAAAACTACTGAACAGAAAAAGGAAATGGACACCAGTCCAGACAACTGCCGGATCATGCAAGGACGGTGCTCAGGAAACAATACACCGTGCACTTGCCTTGCGACATATGGAACTACCTGTGGGAGATTTTATCCGTGATGGATTGGATACCGACGTACCAAAGCTATCGAGGAAGTTATTGGAATCAAATATCACCGACGAGGAAAATCACGACCTGGCACTTGGTTACATTGCCAATGCTTACGGTGTTGACGAAAAAGCTGAATCGGAAGCTCTCCGGCTCAGGGAAGCTTGGACTACGCATCCTGATCATACGATCCTCAAAGCGATGGTGGCCGAACGTGCAATTTTCTTCGTTCTTCTACCATTCTTCCGCTTTAATGGTGATGCTGGAATGCGAACAGTTAGTGCGGATATAAGTAGAGATGAACAAATTCACGTTGCTGCCAATAGCCTTGTTTGTAGGGAGTTGGGGCTTGCTGTCAGTCCTTCTCTTGATAAACTCCGCAAGGCAACTATCAATTGGGTGATGCAACCACTAGGTAGTAATACTACCGATAAATATTTAGACAAAAAATTTTGGCTTGATTCTAGTGATCGCTTAATGTATGAGGGCAAAGCCCCAGAACTTTCTGCAACTAAATCAGCTAGAATGCCAGCCTTCTTCGAGCATAGTAATGTCAATCTCCCCCAATACGCTTGAAGTCTTAGGGATGAATTCCCGTGGACTAATAGCTGCATTAGAAGAATCATTTCCACCAACAAACCCTAACCCTGAAGATACAATGGAAAAAATTATGTACAGGTCTGGTCAACGCAGTGTTGTTGAGTGGATCATTAATTATATGGAGGAGAACTAATGAATAGTGTCTACGACATGATGTCCTATGCCAAGGATCCTAAGGCTTTTCAAGAAAAGCAGGAAAATAGAAAACTCTACGAGGAAGGTAAGGCAACCAGAGTAATCACTGGGTATCGCACAGTAAAAGTCGGACCAGACGGCGGCGCAAGACGCCCTATCTACGATTACATACCTAAACAACAGGCCGCGCCTGCTCCTAAGCCAGCAGCTCCTGCCAAAGCTCCAGCTCCTGCTACTCCAGCCCCTTTAATGCCAACCATTAGTGATGCTTCTAAAAAGTATCGTGCTGATACTGATGCAAGAAATGCTGCAATTGACAAGAGAATAGCTGATTTTAATGCTAGTGAAGCTGCTGCTATTAAAGCAAGAGAAATTGCTGAACAAACAAGGGTGAGAGATTTTGCTATTCAAACTGCTAACCAAGCACGATCAGGTCAAACAGCTAACTTACAAATTCAACCAGCATCATCTACTCCTAAAACTGCTGGAACACAAAGCTTTAAAAGACGTAAACTAAATCAGTTTATGTCTGGTATTAGTGGAATGGTAAACATCTAATGACTGCAAAGACACGTTATGATAGATTGTCTTCAGACCGTTCACAGTTTCTAAACACTGCTAGACAAGCCGCAGATCTAACACTACCTTATCTTATCCGAGAGGATGAGAACTTCAGTAAAGGTTCAGTTAAACTTACAACACCGTGGCAATCACAAGGAGCTAAAGGTGTGGTGACTCTTGCAAGTAAATTAATGCTTGCTTTGCTACCACCACAAACCAGCTTCTTTAAGCTACAGGTTAATGATATTAACTTACCTGAAGAATTAGGTCCAGAGATTAGATCAGAAATGGACTTGTCATTTGCTAAGATTGAACGCACCATCATGGAATCTATTGCAGCTTCCAGTGATCGTGTTGTCGTTCATCAAGCATTAAAGCATCTTGTAGTAGCTGGTAATGCTCTTGTCTTTATGGGTAAGGATGGGCTTAAGCTCTATCCATTAAACCGATATGTAGTAGACAGAGATGGTAATGGTAATGTTATAGAAATTATAACTAAAGAAACAATATCAAAAAAACTATTAAAAAAATCTTACCCAGATTTCAAAACTGAGCAACCAAACTTAACTTATGATAATACATCATTATCAAATGATGAATGTGATATTTATACACACTGTACCTTAGACAACAATCGTTGGGTATGGCATCAAGAAGTATACGATCAAGTTCTAACTAAGTCTATGGGTAAAGCACCTGTAGATGCTAACCCTTGGCTTGTGTTACGCTTTAACCATGTAGACGGAGAGGTCTATGGACGTGGTAGAGTAGAAGAATTCCTTGGTGATCTAAAGTCACTTGAAGCTCTGTCACAAGCCATGGTTGAAGGCAGCGCCGCGGCTGCTAAGGTAGTGTTTACTGTCTCACCAAGCTCTACCACCAAACCCGCTACACTTGCTAAGGCAGGTAACGGTGCTATCATCCAGGGAAGACCTGATGATATTGGTGTGGTACAGGTTGGTAAGACAGCTGACTTTTCTACTGCTTATCAAATGATAGGTACTTTAAGTCAACGCATTAATGAAGCATTCCTTGTTCTTAATGTAAGACAATCAGAACGTACTACTGCTGAAGAAGTACGTATGACACAGATGGAATTAGAACAACAACTCGGTGGATTGTTCAGTCTACTAACTGTTGAGTTCCTTGTTCCTTATTTGAACCGCAAGCTTTCTGTTGCACAAAAGACTGGAGAGATTCCACGTTTACCTAAAGGTGGTATTGTTAAACCAACAATCGTTGCTGGTATCAATGCACTTGGTCGTGGTCAAGATCGTGAAAGTCTTGGTCAGTTCCTACAGATCATTGCACAAACAATTGGTCCTGAAGCTATTAGTACGTTTATTAATACTGATGAAGTTATTAAACGTCTTGCTGCTGCCTCTGGTATTGATGTACTTAACCTTGTGAAGAGCATGGAAGAACAACAAGGTGAACAGCAACAAGCTATGGAACAACAACAGATGATGGCTGCTCAACAACAAGAACCACAAATGGCTGCTGTTGAACAAAAGCGTGAACAAGCTGCTATGCAAATGATGCAACAGCAACCACCAGAATCAACCCCACCACAATAATATGCCTGAAACACTTACGATGAATGAAACCCCCGCTGATCAGCCAGAACTAAATGCTGATGAGCAAGACTCACTGGCTGTTGCCGAGGCTGCTGAAGGGGAACAGCAACAGTTGTTAGCTGGTAAGTTTAATGATGCTAAATCACTTGAACAAGCTTACCTTGAACTACAAAAGAAACTTGGAGAACCACGTGATGAGCCCGAAGCCGGTGAAGAAGGGGAGCAAGAAGAGCAAGCCCCCAACGAAGAAGACGTACTAGAAGAAGATCCTTCTGGTGAACAGCTTACAGAAGATCAAGCACAACAACTATTTGAAATGGTTGGTGGTGAAAAAACTTATAAATCAATGATTGATTGGGCAGGTCAGAATCTATCTAAAGAAGAAGTTCAGATGTATGATTCTGTTATGTCTACTGGTAATGCTAGTTCTATTTACTTTGCTGTTCAAGCATTGAATAATAGGTTTACTGATGCTGTTGGTAATGATGGTCAACTGCTAACTGGTAATCGTTCTGCTGCACAGCAAGATGCATCTTTCCGAAGTCAACAAGAACTTGTTGCTGCAATGAATGATCCACGTTACGATAATGATCCTGCATATCGTGATGATGTTGTTCGTAAACTTAATAACTCTACCATCGAATTCTAATGACTGTTACCACCAACGATCGCGGACAACAAAACCTTTTTGCTAAAGAACCCACCATGTACACTGACAAAGATTACACTGTGACTCATAACGAAAAAGCTGAAATGCTAAACGGTCGCCTGGCTATGCTAGGTGTGATGGCTGCGCTTGGAGCGTACGCATTAACTGGTCAAATTATCCCCGGTATCTGGTAATGGCTGCTAAAACTGCT